GGGGGGGACTCTTTTGGCCTCGCGCGTGCGTACCCTATATTAGCACCTCAAAAATTTTACTAAACTTTTCACCCTATTCCCCAGTACCACCAACCCTCCTGCGATCCCCTCCTTGTGCGGCTGGTGTCACAGTGCTATCATGCAGGTATGGACACTAAAACATCTCTCATAGAATACCTGGGCGCAGGGCTCTCCCAAACAATGGCCGCAGAAGCTGCCGGTGTTTCGCCTGGGTACGTCAGTCAGTTGCTATCTGCGGATGAAGAGTTCAGTGCTGCAGTCCGGGAGCGCAAATCAGCGCGCGCAAGTCGCTACCTAGCGATGGATGAGCTAGCCGATAGTACGCAACACACAGCACTGGCTAGGCTGCAGAAGGTGGTAGCACTGGAAACTCGTGCCAGCGTACTAATTAGTGCCATTAACACCCTGGATAAGATGCAGCGCAGGGCGGCCCCAGCACAACAAAACACGGAAGCCGGGGCTGGTACCGTGATCCTGAACCTACCAGCAGTGGCAGCGCACAGGTATACAATTAACGTGGACTCTAAGAACCGTGTCATCCAAGTGGACGCCCACACGATGGTACCAGCCTCAGGGCCACAAATAGATAAAATGGTGGAAGTTGTCTCTGCGGAGGCGAAGGAGGTTAGCTATGAGCGAAGCACAGAAGCGAGCTTACTACGAGGCCCAGCGAGCTCGGCTGGAAGCACTCAAGCGCACGGAAATGTTCCAGCGGCAGCAGGCGCACGCCCAGGCTCAGTTGGCACGGCTAGTGGAGCAGCTGAAGCGCACGGCCCAGTAGATCCGCTGGCTGGTTACGACGGTACTACGGGGTCACTACTATGAGTAGGCCAGACCCCAATGAGTTCTGTACAGTAGGTGACGCCCTAGGTACTATACCTGCGCACCTGCTAGCTTTGTGCAGCCAAACTCAGGTGCCCCAGGCTTTCGTGGCACCGATGGTAGCAGCAGATGAGGACGCCCAAGTTCAAGTTCAAGCCAAGGCTCAGGAGTTCTTTGAGGCTGCTAGGTACGACCTGAACCTGTTTGCTGCTATCTGTACCCCGCAGCTAGCTATCTACGAGTACCCAGAGCGCTACCAGGCCATCTGGCAGTGGCTACTAACATACGCGTACCAAGATCGTGCGTTCCCTCGCCTAGCTCTTGGACTCCCCCGCGGCTTCTCTAAGACCACACTACTACAGCTCTTCATTGCGTACTGTGTAGCTTACACGGATAAGCAGTACGCTATTATCTTCGCAGCGCTCCCGGACTTAGCACACAAGGTGCTCGGAGGTGCTTGGGCTATTGTGCAGAGCCCGAACTTCCAAGCTATCTACGGGGTGGCCAAGGTTAAGCATGACAGGCAGGATGAAGTCCAGTTCTGGATTCATGACCGCTTATTTATCATGCAAGCCCGAAGCGCTGGTACCAGTATCCGAGGCACAAACGTTGAGGGTATCCGCCCGGATGTTATCATCTTTGATGACATTCAGAAGCGGGAGGATTCCAAGAGCGGCGTACTAGCAGATGCACTGAAGGACTGGTTCCAGAACACGGCCCTCAAGTTGCGCTCCCCGTTCGGCTGTATGTACGTATTTCTGGGAAACATGTACCCTACAGAACACTCCATGCTGCGGTGGCTCTGCAGGCAAGGCACGTGGATTAAGTTCATTACTGGCGCCATCCTGGCTGATGGTACTAGCCTGTGGGAGAAGCTGTTCCCAATTAAGCAGCTACTGGAAGAGTACCACGCTGACTGTGAAGCAGGGATGAAGTCCTCCTTCATGGCTGAGCTAATGAACGATGAGAATGCTAACCTGAACGTAGCACTGGATACCACTAAGATCCAGCCCTTTACTAACCCCTTCGGCCTGGCCCCTGAGGGTAAGTTCATTATCATTGACCCCAGTACTGGGCAAGCTAACAAGGACGCCGTAGGTATCGGGCAGTGCGCAGTCTACGGAGATATCCCAATTCTGGAGCGCCTCAAGGTTGGGGCATTCAGTCCCGGAGATACCATCAAGGAGGCACTCACACTTGCTATGGACACCAACACAAGGCTCATAGTAATTGAGGCTGTGGCCTACCAAGGTACGCTCCTGTACTGGTTTAATAGGTGTGCTGAGGAGCTCGGGCTGCATAATAGCATAGTATGCGTTCCGATCCACCCTGGCAGTACTAGCAAGAACTCCCGTATAGTGGAAATGTTCCGGGCGTGGATGGCCGGAGAACTAGGTGCTGGGCCGGAAGCCCATAATGCTGCTCTAGCGCAGGCTACTAGCTTTGATTCTAGGCGCAGAGATAACACGGATGAGGTCTTGGACATACTACATTATATGCCCAAGGTAGCATCCATGTATAAGGATCTCCTAGCTGAGCATCTGCTAGAGGAGCTAAATGCTATCCAGCCTGTAGAGCACCTGCCAGTCCACATGTTAAGCCCATTCTAATCAATACTAGGAGTGCCTACAAATGGCCGAAACTGATACCGCACTGAACCTGAGTAAGCACAGCCAAACTAAGGTGTGCCAGTTCATCAAGGACGCACACACTATGTGGGGCGGAGCCAACAGCTCACGTACTTACATGGAGTGGATGGATCGCCAGTACGCTCGCCGCCTAGACTCCACTAGCTCCACGCTCAAGGCACAGGCAGCAGCTTTCGCGCACGACCCCACTAAGTTCCGCAACATCATCTACCCAATTATCATGCCTCAAGTGGAGGCTGCTGTTACGTACCAGACTGAGGTGTTCTGCACGGGGGTGCCACTTTTCCCCGTTGTAACTCCCCCTATGTACGCGGAAGCAGGGGAGATGCTTGAGACTCTTATTGACCAGCAGGCCACCCGCGGTGGTTGGGCTAGTGAGTTGAGCGTTGCCTTCCGGGACGCATTCAAGTACAACCTGTGCGCACTCGAAACTTCGTGGCAGGTTGAAATGGTGCCCCTTGCTGGCGGCACCCGTAAGTCTGATTCCGCTGTGCGCTGGCAGGGTAATAAGGTGCGCAGGCTGGACTTATATAATACATTCTATGACACTCGTGTGCAGCCGAGCAAGGTTAGCAAGGACGGTGACTTTGCTGGTACTGTTGAGCTGATGACCCGCACGCGGCTACGTCGCATGCTCAGCACGCTGCCAACTAAGCTCGCCCAGAATGAAGCTGCCGCAATGATGAGCTCCCAAGGTGGGGCGTTCGGCAAGAAGTTCGTGGTACCGGATATCGGTACTACCATGTTCCGGGGCGCAATCACCCAGAGCTACGACTGGCGTGGGCACTTTAACCTCCCTGCATTAGATGGCCGTGGTAAGTCCTTGGGCACAGTTGGTGATATCTTTGAGGTAATTACCTGCTATATACGCATCTGCCCTGTGGACTTTGGCTTCACCCCAGCTGCCAGTACGCTACCCCAGGTATTCAAGTGTATCGTTGTTAACTGGGATACCCTGGTACACTTCAGCGCCGTACGTAGTGAGTACGATGAGCTGCCAATTAACCTCAGCCCCGCATATGAGGATGGGCTAGGTAAGGCAACAGGCTCCCTCACTGAGAACATCGAGGACATTCAACAGCTAGCAAGTGCTAATGTGAATGCAGCCATTGCTGCACGGAGACGCGCTATCTCCGATCGGGCAGTCTACAATAGCAGCGTCATCGACCCTCGCGACCTTACTGGGGATAGCCCAGTTGACAAGATCCCCATGAAACCTAGCGCAATGGCTATGGGGCTAACTCCCTCACAGGCATACTACGCTATCCCATTCAATGATAACATCAGTGCTGTAGCCATGCAAGAAGTTGGCCTCATTGAGAACATTGGCTACAATATTAGTGGCCAGAACCGCGCTAAGCAGGGGCAGTTCGTAAAGGGTAACAAGAGCCGCGCGGAGTTCAATACCATCATGGACTTCAGCACAGGCCGTGACAGGATGTGCGCACTGCACTTCGAGACAGCCCTATTCGCCCCAATGAAGCGCGCACTCAAGTATAACATTGTTGCTAACCAAGGACCTGAAACGCTCCTTAGCAGGAAGACGCAGAAGCTCCTGCAAGTAAAGCCAGAGCAACTGCAGCAGGCTGTAATGGAGTTCAAGATTGGGGACGGCCTAACACCAGCTGACAAGTTGGCTGACGCTGATACACTCCAAGTGGCACTCCAGACAATACAGGCCGTGCCTCAGCTTGGGCAGGAGTACCCCATTGGCGAGATCTTTGCTACTATCATGCGAGCTGGCGGTATGGAACTCACTGAGTACAGATACAGTGAAGAGCAGCGCCAGTACAACCAACAGCTCGCAGCTTGGCAGCAGGCAGCAGCTATGGCAGCGGAGAAGGGTACAGCATTCAGTACTCCCATGCCCGTGGCTCCGGGCCAGCAAGGTCAGCAATAATGTCGGTAACTACCTAGTGGTGCGATGGGAGTAGTTTCGGGTGGGGCTGAGCGCAGTAGGAGGCCAAGTACGAAGCAGTTGTCAAGTCCGAGCCAAGGCCGCAGGCCGCAGGCGAGCCGAAGGGCAGACTTGACCACGCTGAGTACGGCCTCATGCTCGCGCGAACACCTACCCGAAACCCGACCGAGCACGCCAACAACCAACAGGAAACAAACATGCGCACACCAACATCAGTACTAGTAGACTACAACCTAACTCGCGAAGAGCAGGTCGCAATACTAGAGTCCTTCACACCAGACCAGCTAGCACTGCTCCATACTTACTATGGCCAGGTGGTAATGCTCCGCTCTCAGTTGCAGTATGACCCTGAATCCCCAATGGCACAAGTTAAGGCTGCCGCTTACTATGATGGTAAGTTGGAGCTGCTGAAGCTCTTCTTGAATCCTGAGTTCTTACTCTAATTGGAGGTACTATAAAAATGTCGGCACTTGCACAATTCTTTAAACAGGCTGCTAAGCCTGCGCCTGCTAAGACCACTACCAAGACCGCTGAGCAGCCTGCTGATCCTATGGCAGCCTTTGCTGGTATCTGGGAAGCCTTAGCTAAGCAGCAGGAAACTGCTCAGAAGTCCCCAGCTGGCATCCCCATGCTGGATGCCAAGCAACTGGCCGAGGCTCTTGGTAAGACGCGCATCGCGCCACAAGTTACTGAGGCGCAATCCCAGGCTATCACCACTGGTGGCGCCGAGGCGCTACAGGCTGTGTCTGAGTTGCTCAACCAGACTGCTCAGGCCTCAACGATGCAAGCTATCTTGGCCAGCCAGCGCATGGTAGCAGCAGCCAGTGAGAGCACCCAGAACACTATCCAGTCAGGGCTGCCTGCTCAGTTGCGTGATCAACTGTTCCAGCAGCAGCTGTCTGCGAAACTACCCAATCTCAGCAACCCAGCAGTAGCCCCCATGGTTGAAATGGTGCGTGCTGGCTTGGCTGCCAATAACCCGAGCCTAACTCCCGAAGCACTCACGGAGCAGGCTGCGCAGTTCTTCTCGGAATTCAGTAAGGGTATCTCTGGCGAAGTACCAGCCGGAGCCCCTGCTGCTGACGAAGTCCCCGAGCAGAACTTCTTTGATATCTTCGGCATCACGCCGAGGGTAGAATCCACTGGAGCCGCAGGCTCGACTGACTAAAGGAGTCCAATCATGGGCGTAGTAAATGGTATTTTCAACTCGGGTATGTTTACCGAGAACGCAAACAACGTCAAGCCGTCGTTTGCTCGTGCGATTGCGGAGCTGATGCCAAATGGCTCTGCCCCGTTGTTCGCTATCAGCAGCTGGTTGCAGAAGGGTACAGCCATCAAGTGGATTCACACTTACTGGCAACGTGCCATGCTGTTCCAGACGCTCACCCTGACCGCTGGTTATACAGCAGGTGGTGGTACGTTGACAGTGTCTACTACTGCCGGTATCGTACCAGGTGCCATGTTCCGCAACCCTACTACAGGTGAGAACATCATCGTTAATACGGTTGTCAGTGGTACCAGCGTGACTATCACCGGCGGCGTGGGCACCATTGCAGCTAGCAACATTGCTAATGCTGAGGTGCTGTACTTCGTTGGTAATGCTTACGAAGAAGGTTCGTCTCGTCCGGATGGTATCAACATTCGCGAAGTCGAGATCAGCAACTACACGCAGATCTTCCGCAATGCGTGGGGTGTTACTGGTACTGCTGCTGCTGTGCAGAAGTTCGTTGGTGCTGACACTGTTCAGACTAACAAGAACGACGCTGGCAAGGAGCATGCCAAGAGCATCGAGTTTGCCCTGTTGTTTAGCCAGCTCTTCGCAGGCACCCGTAACGGTAAGCCCTTCCGTACCATGCGTGGTATTGAGGACACCTGTCGTGCCAACAGCCGCATCGAGGCCGCTACGTCTACCACAACGTACACTCAGCTGGAAACCATGCTCGACCCAGTGTTTGACTACAACACTGATGAAGCTATGGGCTCCAAGCGCCTGATGTTGTGTGGCTCGCAGGCATTCTCGACCATCAACAACATCGGCCGCTTGTCTGGTACTTACCAGCTGGTGGATGGCCAGTCTAACTTTGGTCTGCAGTTCAAGACCTTTGTTACCAGCCGCGGTGAGTTTACGCTGCTGAGCCACCCGCTGCTGAATGCACAGGCTTGGACGAAGAAGATGGCGTTTGTGCTTGACCTCGGTGCTATCAGCACTCCGTACTTGGGCGGGCGTGATACCCTGTACGAAGAGTATGCACTGAAGAACGGTAGTATGCAGCGTGTTGGCGACAACGGCGTTGATGCTATCGGCGGCGGCTACCTCTCCGAGCTCACGCTGGAGTTGCGCAATCCGCTGGCCTTCAAGCTGATCACCAACCTGACCGCGGCTGCTGCCTAAGTCTTTCCGCCGCCCCTACTTAGTAGGGGTTTATGGGACTGCCCTAACCCGGCAGTCCCACTTTTTATAGGAGTCATTGAAATGACCATTGTGCTCAAATCCGGCGAAGTATATGTAGCAACAGCTACCCGTAGCTACCCCAACTTTGATGCCACCTTCATGGTTGGTGAAGCTGCCGTAGTAGCTACATTCCGTAACGCAACCTTCAGTACTGACGACGTCTACCTCGCTACTGCTATTGACAAGGAAGTCAAAAGCTCTGGTACCCCGTGGCTCACAGAAGGTAAGGTTATCCCAGTTGAGCAGCTTGACCCGCTGTTTGCCCTACGCGAGAAGATCCGTGCTGAGGAGCTGGCTAAGCTGAAGGAAGCTGCAGGTACCAACAGTACCAGTGCCAACAGTGGCAGCCTTGTTACCAGTGCTTCTGTTAGTGAGTCTGCTATTGCAGCAGCTCAAGCTAAGAGCACCCCGGCAGCTGCCAACACCATTAAGAAGTAATAACCAAAGGAGCGAAGTGTCATGGACTATGCAACTCTCATTTCCGAAATCTACATCCAAACTGGGCGTCCTGATCTGGTCAATGAGACTGCAGCCGCACTTCGCTCCGCTACCTTAGCGGCGCATTCCCTCAACGATCTTGACCTCGATGAGTCCCTTGTGGTAATGTCCTGCACAGGCTCAGATGGCCTGTACAATGTACGCCTCTCAGATGTTAGCAACAACAATATTTACCACCTGATTACAGCAGGGGAAACTACTGACTACGGTATCGTGGTCGTGGCTGAGCCTGAGCCGGATACTACAGCTCCCGTGATTCGCAAGATCCTTAATATCTGGGCATGTGACGGGCTTGGTAAGTTCCTGTACGAACTCCCCCGCGTACCTCCAGCTGAGGTATTTGGCCGGGGCGGCTTCCTGCAGTACGGCTACCGCCAGGCTGGAGCCAACCTCAGCATCAGGGTTGGGGATGAACTTGAGTTCATAGCTATCTCATATCTTGGTATGCCAAGTACCGCCGAGGCTACGTACAGTAGCTGGATTGCAGAAGCGGCCCCGTACTATCTAGTGCATATGGCCGCTGCCGCCCTACTTGGCCCCGTAATTGGCAAGGTAGAGGAGGCGAACGCGCAGCGCAGTATAGCTCAGGGGCACCTGCCCGCTATCTACGAACACATCCGAGGGTAAGTCATGGCACAAGTTTCCTACCGAGGTAATCTCAGCGCGTCAGAGTACCCACTACTCCCTGAGCAGATGGGTGCCAGCGTTATTGTTGCGGGCTATGACCATACGCTGTCCCGCTATGTTGACTCCAATGAGAGCCGGGACAGCAGTATAGGTATTCCGCAGGTATACTTTGCAGAGAATGTACTGCCAACTAAGGGAGGCCTATCCAGTATCCAATTCAGGTATGTTCGTGACGAATCTGATATTGGGGACCCCAGTGTCTACTTATGGGGCCACTTTGATGTGCCAATCTATGGTACAGATGGCGGCATGTATGCAGGGCAACTCTATACGGATAGTGAGCTGTCAACGGATGTATTTCCACAGTTAGTAGTCTATACCCCCGCCACTGACACTGTAGTAGTTACGCGTAAGTTTGTTGAATTCCCAGGCACCCCAGTGCGAGAGCTTGGGTGGACGAAGGCAGCTTCAATAATTCAGCCGATTAGCTCCGCATATGTGCAAGGGCGCCAGTATGTTTGCGTGCGTGGTATGGGTGTATACCTGGTACGCGTGTCGGCCGATGCCATCATGCTGGATCAGGTGGAGTTACTTGGGCTGGATGCTCTTGAGCTCGAAGGTATTGTAGGCGCCAATGGCTATTTACTTGCGTACACAAAGAATTCAGTAGCTTGGAGCACCACGCTAGGCCTTACTCCGGACGAAGTAGTACGTGAAACTGACTACGCTGTAGGGGAGTTGGTGCTAGTAACCACAGCCGAAGGGCAGAATCGCCAGTATAAGTGCACCACTGCAGGTACAACTGCAGTAACCATCCCCACATATACTAACACCGTCGGGGATACTACTACGGATGGCACCGCCGTGTTCACATGCGAAGCCCTCAGTGTAGACTTCGTACCCAGCCTAACAACCGGTGCTGGTGGCGGTATTGTGGAGGAGGTTAAGGGGACTATCGTATGCGCCAAGCGTACTATTAGTGGCTTCATCCTATACACTGACCAGAACATGGTCACTGCCGTATTCACCAATAACGCCACGTACCCATACAACTTCCGCGAGCTTCCAAACTCTGCGGGTATTGCCCACCAAGCCTGTGTAACTCAGAGTGCTGAGGCCGGCTGGCACTACGCTCTAACAGAGTCAGGGCTTATGCAAGTGGCTAGCACTGGTGTCAAGCTAATACATCCAGCTGTCCACGATTGGTTACAGGCGGGACGCTCTGGCACTGTTGAGTTCGTACTTGGCGTACCTGTAATGGGGGTGGACTCTGCCAGCTACACGAATTACAGGCTAGCTTACCTGCGTAACAGGTATCTCGTTATTAGCCGTGGCGCCCAAGTATTAGGCATCCCTAGATACTATGAAGCACTTGTGTACGATACTGCCATGGATCGCTTCGGCGGCCTGCGTATAGACCACAACATGCCTGTGGATATGCAAGAGCCTCAAGCTGGGTCCACTGACCTATCTCGCGGGATGTTCTTTATTGATAACACAGGGTACGTTGCGGAGGTGCGAGCTTCGGTTCCAGTAGCTTGGGTAGGTATTGAGGACTCCGCCGCAGAGCTAGGTACTATAGTACTTGGTAGGTACAGGCACTCAAGAGGCCAGATACTGGAGCTGCACGAGGTCAAGCTGAGTAACGTGTATGCTGATCTCAATAGCAGCTCAACCGCAGTGTGTCCATATGTTACACTCAATGAGGGCTCTACTGTAGTGGGCAAGCCGCCAATGTATCGAGCTGCTGCCCCAAGTGCTACTAACCTATACCGCGGGCACTATAAGGGGCGGGTGGTAGGTACGGATGTATCCCTGGTAATCACAGCGCCCTTTGCACTTAACAGCGTTGAGTTAGTGTTCAAGACTGGGGGTCATAGATGAGCGACACTCAAGCACTATCAGTTGATCTTGGCATCCCACAAGTTCCGGACTTCGTAACTAATGATCCGGTTATGTTCGCTGAATTCCAGCGTATGTACAATGCTATTAATAACTTGGCATATACACTGGATGCGTACAGTGGTAGAGCTCCCCTTACTGAGGCCATTAAGCGCCAATATGAAGTTGGTACACTGACACGTTCCCAGTACTTGGACGTTATTTATGCACAGGCTACTGTGAACATACCAGCTGGGGCTGCTGTATACACTCGCTGGAATGCTGGAGCTGAGCGCTATGATGCATACCTGGCACATGCGAGCGGCCCAACAACGTTCTGCACTGGGTTCTGCGCTACTGACGGTGGAGTTATTGCAGGCTCCCTGTGTGCTGTGCAGTGGTCTGCAGGTATTGTGCCATATATTGGCGGGCTCACTGAGGGGCAGATATACTACCTTAGTGACACACCAGGCACCATTAGCAATGCTCCGGGCACCTACACGCAACCACTAGGCTATGCAGTTGCGCCCACATATTTCTACTTCACCCCCAATCCCATGTGGGTTTAGTATTGGGCAAGTCCTATACTTACCTAAACTAGGCAAAGGAGCCTGATATGGCCACATCAAAAACACAGTCTGCAACCTCCGAGGATCTTAGCACTCTTGACGAGTGGGGTAAGATTTACTCCCTATTTACTAGTGGCAAGGGTAAGACTGTTACCCGCACCACACAGAGCAATGTTAGCGCGGATGCAGCCAAAGCATATGCCGAGGAAATCCTCACAGGCAATCAGGGGCTTGCCTCCATCAGTGCTGGGCAGAAGGGTACAGGGCTGTATAAGTCCAGTACCAATCAGATGCTTACTAATAAGCTTGTGAGTGACATTGCCTCTAAGACTGCAGCGGCTACTGCTGGGCAGACCGTCACGGAAGTTACTGGCGGGGACACAGGCAGCCGTAATACGGCACTTGCATTCATGGGAGCTAAGGCCGTTGGCGCGCCAATCCTGAGTTACGCCAAGGATTACATGAAGGAGCAGGCCAAGAAGAAGGCAGCTGAGACTGTGTACGGTGAGGTAATTGATACTGGTACAGCCTCAGAGACTCTTGGCCAAACAGTGTTTGATGTGATAGGTGGGCAGAGTAGCTCTGGTAGCCCGGGCATGAGCCTGTTTAACCTTAGCAATGCAGTTGACTCTGGTGTTACCGACACGGCAGCCAGCGAGGGCGGCTCGTGGCTAAGTGATTTTGGTGACTGGCTGTTCGGTAACAGTGACGCAGCCTGGGCAGACGGTGGTCGTGTTAGTGGGTTGCGTAGCACCAATGTTGGTGCGCTCCCTGATATTACCACGCTGGGTACTTATAGCCGTGCAGGTACAGGGGGTAACTCTGCCGGCACTCCGTCTGCAGGTGAGGGCACTGCCGGTGACTATACTGGCACTCCTGGCGCTATGGCTCCTGTAACCTCTGAGGAGCTCGCAGCCCGCGCTGGGCCTACAGGCTGGGATGGTATGGCAACCTACGGCATAGGTAAGGCTACCGGTCTTGAGTATGGTACTGTAGCTAAGGGCCTAGACTTCCTTGAAGGTAAGGCTATAAGTGTAGCCCTCGGAGGCTTGCCAGGCCCAGCAGCAATGCTAGGTATCCAAGGGCCGCTGGCCAGCTTAATGGATACCGGTGCGCGCAAGGGTGCTAGTGAGTTCCTTGACGGGCTGTTCGATGATCCACTTACCAACGCGCTGCAGGCAGCCAACGTTGGGCGTGCTGCAATCGGCATGGATGCTATTGATACTGGTACGCTTGCAGGTAAGGGTCGAGCTGCTTATGCCGAGGCTGAGCTTGCAGCCCAGGAGGCCAACCCAGGGCGCAGCCCAGAGTCTAACTACCAAGGCATGCCACCAGCTACGTACTCCCCGGACTATTCCCCGAGCGCCGACTACTCTGGGCCAACTACCACGCCGGACTCTGATACCAGTGGCTGGGAGGGCTTCAGTAGTGAGGAGGCCGCCTATGCTGAAGGTGGGCGTGTAGCTGGTGATAGCGTTGCTGGGGTGGATGATGTTAAGGTCAAGCTGGGCCCTAAAGCTGGGGGCGGTGTAGGTATGCTGGACGGAGGGGAGATGGTACTAAAGACCGCCTCCGTAGCTAAGCTGGATGAGGCCCTCGGCAGCAGCTTCCTCGAAGAGCTGAACAAGAATCCAGATAAACTTATTAAGTGCCTGCTTGCAGGTAAGCGAGGTTAAGAATGGCTAATTACGATGAACGTATGGCAGCCTTCGAGGCTAGCCTCCAGTCCGATGCGGCTGAGGTTGCAGCGATAATTAAGCCCGCCATCAAGCGGCAGGAGGAGGCATATAACCTCTCCATCGCTACTGAGAAGGGTGCTATAGCGGATGCTAGTAGGGCAGCTCAAACTGTACAAAGTGAGACTGCTCGGCTAAAGATGGGTACAGAGGATAGTGTCCAGAAGCTACAGCAGGTCTTGCT